CATGGCAGGAAGTCACACCCAGCGTAAATCAACCGGCGTTAGTATAGCGTCACTTAGCCGTAAGGGTATTGGCGGCCGTCCTACATCTGTAACTACAGAAGTTATCGGAAAACTTGAACAGGCGTTTGCCATCGGTGCCAGTGATAAGGAGGCTTGTTTCTACGCCGATATACATCCTGACACACTTTATGCGTACCAAAAAAAGTATCCTCAGTTCTCCGACCGCAAGGAAGCACTGAAGTTACGACCCATCTTAGCAGCCCGTCAAAAGGTCATTGATGACATCAATAAAGACGACAATACAGCCAAGTGGTATCTGGAGCGTAAACTCAAAAGCGAGTTCAGTACTAAGACGGAATCCGACACGACTATCCATGTTGTCCAGCCAATCATAGATATACCTATCAATCCAGTCCTTGATATAGATGAGTCCTGATGTTTACCAGCACGACATCCACTAAGAAGGTCATACGGCTTAACAAGCGTATCCGGTTGCTGGCTGGCGGTACCAGTGCATCCAAGACCATATCCGTACTGTTATACCTGATTGCCAAATGTCAGACGGATAAGACACCGACGCTTACCAGTATCGTATCTGAATCGTTCCCACATCTCCGTAAGGGTGCGATGCGTGACTTCCTGAACATCATGCAGCAGCATAACTACTATAAGGACGCCCGGTGGAGTAAGACTGATTTCACCTACACTTTCGAGAGTGGTAGCAAGCTGGAGTTCTTCAGTGCCGACCAGCCAAGCAAGGTACGTGGTCCACGTCGTGACAGGCTATTCGTCAATGAGATCAACAACGTCGATAAGGAATCATGGGAACAGCTGTTACTCCGAACCAAGGAGTTCGCCATAGCTGACTGGAATCCGGTGACTGACTTCTTCATGTATGAGGAATACGGATTGATAGACGAACCGGCAGCCGGTGAGAAACCACATGCCGGTGATCCTGATACCGACTTCCTGATACTGACTTATAAGGACAACGAAGCCCTGGACGCCGCCATCGTCAAGGAGATAGAGAAGCGTATGACCAACAAACAGTGGTTCCGGGTGTACGGCAAGGGCATCCGAGGCGAGGTCGAAGGCAAGATATTCAAAGGCTGGAAAGTCATTGACGAAATACCCCACGAAGCCAGACTGGTAGTCAGAGGTCTGGACTTCGGCTATAGCATCGACCCAGTCGCCTTATGTGACGTCTACTATTATAACGGCGGATACATAGTCGATGAGCTAGCCTACCGTACAGGCATGTTAAATAGACAGACTGCCGACCTGATACTCAACCAGGATGACCCGAACGTCTTGACCATAGCTGATAGTGCCGAGGTCAAGTCTATAGCTGAAATGATGGAGTACGGCGTCAACATCACGGGTGTCATCAAGCAGGGTGCCGCCGGACAGAAGTTTACGACCAGTGCTATACAGTTCGTACAAGGCCAGCAGATGAGTATTACCAAGCGTAGTACTAACTATATAAAGAGCTATCGTAACTTTATGTGGCAGACAGACAGGGACGGCGTCATACTCGACCAATACGACCATTATTTGAGTGACGGCATGATGAGTGTCATATATGCTATGACCAGTATTAGCCCACGTAAGGCAGAGACAGAAACCTACTCCACCGGTAACATGTCAACCTCATGGAATTATTAGGTATACTTATAAGATGAAAGCCCAAGACTACCAATCAAAAGACAACAATAGAGCTGATATCGTCGACCGCTTAATAGCCGTCTGTGACAGTCTAGGGCTGAGTTACAGCTATACCGAGGCGACCTTCAGTATCACCCTGCCAACTGTCGAACCGGTACCAGTCACGCCGGTTGCAAATAATACAACAAAACGTAAGACGTTCGATATAGCTAACTGGGGAGAAAAATCAGTAGACGAAGCCCTACCGGACGACTTCCAGATGCCGGACACCGGACAGCAACTAGACGAAGGTACGCCACCTAAGGAGGACCGGGAACCATGAATAGCATAGAAGCCGCTGAAGCCTATCTCGAGAGTGAGAACAACAAAGCCCGGACGTTCGATCTCGACGAGCTAGCAAGGTCTGGTATGGCACGTAGCATCGGTTTCCCCTTCGCCGTTACCATAGAACACAACCGCTTTATATGTACCGACAACACCAACGGCTATAAGACGACTGCCTTCTACAAGCACATGGACGAGAAGGCTGTTAAGCGGCTGGTACGAGCGTTGACACGGCTGAAAGCCAACCATGACAAGGCAAACATATAGACCATTAGCGGTATGTGATATAGTAACAAGCAACACCTCTAAACACGAGAGACTATTACATTGAGTACACCTTTTTTAAAATCCACCGACGCCATGGGAGCTTACGAAGAATCCCGTAAGTGGTACCGCCAATACGACGAACCAATACAGGAATACGAACGTTTAGCACGTAACCGGCCAAGTGAACGGATAGACCCTACCCTGCCCCGAGTCACTGACGGTACACTAGCTGCCCTCAACCAGGAAGGACCGAAGCGGATAGTCCAGCAGATACCAAGCGGCCTAACTGTCTGTAAGACGTATCCGGAGTACGCTGCTATTGCTAACTACCTGCTGCATAACAAGCTGATACCGATGAGCTGTAAGATGGGTAGTGAACTCCAGAAGTCCTGGCAGATGATCGGTAAGGCTGGACAGGTTGGTAGTAGCACATCCTATAGCTACCTGACCGTGATTGACGGTGAGATGTACGTCGAATGGATATTACCGTATGTCAAAGATGTATTCGGCGAAAAGGGTAAGACATTCATGCCGGATAGCAACGTCCGGTTTATGCGGAGTTGGTATCAGAAGACTGACTTGCAAGCCATTGTCGCCAAGGAGAAGTCACTGAAGGCTAAGGACAGCAAGTACCAAAGTGACTGGGACTTAAACAAGCTGAGCCTCTTTATAAACGAAGGCACGACCAGTAAGAACTCTGAGGATATGACGCCAGCTGAGCGTGAGAAGGGTGACGGTCATAGCGGTGGTTATGAGGTCATACACGCTTTCCAGAACGGCAAGGCGGCTGACTTCTTTAGTTTCAGTCCTCGTTACAAGGACGGCGAGACACTGCGGACTAAGACCAGTAAAGACCCAAGAGGGAAGATGCCACTGGACGACATGTACTGGAATATCGACCACAGCAACCCGAGAGGTCGTGGACAGATAGAGTTAAGTGGTGGTATTCAGAACCTGATTGATAACCAGTTACAAGCCTTCCAGTTTAATAGCACCTACATGCAGGCTCCGGCACTGATGGTCTGGGGTGGTGTCAACAAGGCCAGTCTGAAGATACGCCCGAATACTATATGGGATATGGGAACTAACCCTAACAACAAAGTAGAACGTGACGCCATTGACAACGCTGCAATCGGTAACTTCGTGGCTAACATGCAGTTCCTGCAGTCCAAGATCTATAACCTCAACAGTAGCCAGGATAACAGCATTGCCGCTGGTGTCGGTGACGTCAACCAGAGTAAGACACAGGCTGGTGTTAAGGCGAGTGAGAGTAAGCTCGGTGTATCGGATAACTACGTCCGTAAACAGTATGAAGAGTTCTGGGCTAACATGAGTGAAACCAGGCTGAACATCTACCTGAGTGAAATGACCGGCACAAGCGACCCTATGAAGCTTGACGCTGATGAGCTGAAGAAAATTCGTGACAGTGCCAGTGCTAAGTTCTTAAATGACAAGAATGAACTGATTATACCCTTCAAGTCAATCGACATGGTCAAGTTCAAGTTCCAAGTCGATGGTGGCAGCAGTGAAGTCAAAGAGGACGTTGATAACGCTGAGAAGCTGACAGAGGTCTACAAGCTGATGAGTACTGACCCAGACCCTGAGATAGCTAAGAAGAAGAAACAAGTACTGAAAGTCCTGATAGATGAAATCGGAGCCGAAGGTACTGACGACCTATTCCCTGAACTGAAAGAGACAGACAGGGACGGTAATATGATTGAGCAGCAACCAGAGCAGCCACAAGGCCCTGATCCTCAGATGATTATGCAGATGGTACAACAAGCCGTACAAGAGGCTATGCAACAGGAGAAGGCTAACAACCCACCAGAAGATCCATTACTGAAGATATTCAAGGACTTACCAGAGGATGCTAAACAGCAGTTACTGAGTAAGTACGGCTACGAAACACAAGTAGATAGCCCGATTGAACGTAAACTAGACATCGAAGCCCAAGCAGCCCTCGGACAAGCTGAACGTGATGAGATAGAGGCTGAAACCAGTGCCTACAAGCTGATACATGAAGAGGAGCAGACACAGTTCAATAACAGCCAAGCTGACCGTAGTAGCAGCCTCAGTGAAGCCCAAGCGTTACAACAGGCAGAACAAGCTAGAGAAGCACAAAAGCAAGCTAACAAACCTAAGCAACTAGCAGGAGTTAAATAATGAGTTCAGATGATATTTACGTGAATACAGGTCTAGACTACGCCCCAGCTGACTACCAAGCAACAATACCGAAGGAACGCCTCGAGCAGGAGAGTAAAGAAGCCGCTATTAAAGCCGCTAGCTACCCAATAATGGCTGACATCGCTGACTGGTTTCAAGTACAGTTTGCTTATCTTGATTCACGGACGGCAGTATTAGCTTATGCTACAGAGTACGAAGTAGATGTCGAGGTAGCTGGAAGAGCCTTTGATGTAGCCCGTGATATCATCGCCGTCAAGGCCAAAGAGTTTGAAGACTTCCAAAGTGAAAAAGACGTATGACAGACACTGACTACACACCGGAAGAGCTAGAAGCATTGCCCCAGACGGAAACTATATTTAACCAGCCAGCCTTAGAGTTCGATAACCATGTGTGGGTGCAAGTTGGCTATACCATAGAAGACCACTGCCCTACCGGTTGTGTGTCTCAAGGTATACCAATCAAGTCTGGTACAATGCTCATAAAAGATAAGGAGACCGGCAAGTACAGCATAGTAGACGAAGTTAGATAGCTACCTGTATATATCGAAACTTATATACAGGTAGGTGTTCACCTCCGTCATCACCAACCATTACCGGTATCGCAAGCCGAGAAACTAATTTAGCAGCCTTGAAAGAGGAAGAAAAGGAGAGCTTCGTATGAACGACGAACATAACGACGATTTTAACGAAGATGACATACCGGACGCTCCATTACTGGACGACGATCACAGCAGTCAGGACACGGACACACCCGTAGAAACACCCGAAGATACGGGTACGGAATCCGACACAGAAGACAAGCCTGAGTCACCAGACAAAGAAGAGACGCCTGAGGGCGAGCAACCGCCAGCTGAGGGTGAAAAACCCGACAAGCAACCAGATGCAGAGGAAACAGCAAAACAGGAACGCCAACAGCAGAACGCCATGATGGCTGAACGCCGGATAGCCGAACGTAACCGTACGAGGCAGGAGGTTGCCCAGCAACTAGATAGCGTCTATGGCCCTAAGACTGCCGAGCAGTTAGAGGATGAGGGACTGGAGCCACAACAAGCCCAGATACAAGCCTTACGTGAGGAGATGGCCTACGAACGCCAACGTAGCACGATAGCTGAACTGAACGCTGGTATGCAGTCTGACGCTGTCAACGCCATGAACGACTTCCCGGTATTCAATGAGAAATCACCTGACTATGACCCTGAGTTCACGGCAATGGTGCAACAGCAGTACCAAGTAGCAGCCAGACTACAGACTGACGATAACGGCATCATCCTGAACGCTGAAGTTCCCTTATACGACTATTACCAATCGATGAATAAGATTTACAACCGGGGCAGTTCCAAAGGCTCCAGTCAGGGACAAGCAGAAGCGATGCAGATGCTATCCCGAACTGAGGACGCTACCGGTGGCAGCTCATCCAGTAGAAGAGGTGAAGAGACCTTAGAAGAGATGGGTGAACGCCTCGCTGATATCCCGGTTGTGTAGATAATAACCATAACCACAAGAAAGATATAATCCAATGCCTACAGTAGCAACCGGTACCGCCGGAACAATCGGTAACTTACAAGCCGAACAGCAAACATACTTTGCCCGTACCTTGCTCAAACAAGCCAAATACAAGACTTTACTTGACCAGTTCGCCTACACTGAGAAGATCCCTGCAGCGTCCAGTAAGACGATCCAGTTCAACCAGTACAGCGACCTGCCACTGGCAACAACGCCACTGGCTGAAGGTACGCCGCCAGCTGAAACACAGCTGACCGTTACTCCTATCACGGCAACTATCGACCAGCTTGGTAGCTACACGATCCTGACTGACCTTGCCAACCTGACAACTAAGCACCCGGTTATGACCAAGACTAACGAACTACTTGGTACTCAGGCAGCTCGTACCTATGACCGTTTAATTAACGCTACAGTCGTCGCCGGTACTAACGTCATCTATCCAGGTGCCGTTACCTCACGGGTAACAGTTGCAAACAGCAGCAAGCTGACATTTACTGAAGTCAAAAAAGCCGTAGCCATGCTTCGTAAGAACGGTGCTAATGAGTTTGATGACGGCAACTTTGTCTGTGTGATTGACCCTAGTGTCGAAATCGACCTGCTCGATGACACCAGCTACGCTAACACCGTCTACCGCCAGACTGGTAAGAATGAACTCTACAAGGGTGCTATTACCACTTTCGCTGGTGTGACATTCGTACGTTCCAACAACATCCCAGTCCTGACTGGTGCCGGAGCTACTGCCGCTGACGTCCATACTTCCTACATATTCGGACAGGATGCCTTTGCCGTTACTGACCTGCAGACGCTCCAGATGTACAAGGAAGCACCTGGCGGCGTGACTGACCCACTGCACCAGAAGATGACACTTGGTTGGAAAGTCGGCTTTAAGTCGGTTATCCTGAACCAGAACTGGTTAATCCGTTTAGAGAGTGGATCATTGAACTAGAAACAATAACGATTAACGCATGATGAAGTGCTGGTATAACTTGAAACACTATACCAGCGCCGTCATTCTAAGGAGATAATCATGGCAGACGAAACGACAAGTATGAACCTGCAGAACAACGTGACCATTAATGGTCGTAAGTTCACTAAAGGCATGAACGTCATCGTACCGAAAGGACAGGCTGACGACATTGCCCGGATTGACTACAACGCTCAGCAAGCTCAGAACAACCTGGTACGACAACCCAAGGAGTACATCGCTCCTATGGGCAGAGACGTCCAAATATAACAGATTTATTACCTAACGAAAGGAATAACCTATGGCAGATTTCGGAGTAGATAACTTCCTCGGTACCGTAACACTGGATGGCAAGCAAGCCGTCTATAAGTTCCACGATCCAAGTGACGTAACCAACACCGCTGAGGTAACACTCAGTGAAAAAGACCTTGACGGCAAGCAAGCTGAGACACGTGAAGCAACCGACCTGGCTTACAGCAAAGTAGCTGAGGGCATGAACAGTAAGCGTGATACCAAGAACTTCAAGGATCAGGCGAAGCAAGTCGCTGATAAGCAGAACGAAGACAGCAAAACTAGACAAGCTGCTACTGACTTCTTGGACAACACAGCCGACAATACGACTAAACCTGTTAGTGTTGATAAGGATGGCACTAATGTCTTCAATACCAAAGATCAAAACAAGGATAACGATAAGTAATACATGTAAACGGGCGGCAGTAGCAATATTGTCGCCCTTGTTATACACTAAGCGTAACAACTATAGACAACCATGGCTGATACAACATACACCGAACAGTACATCTTAAACACCTTGTACGGCAGTGCTCCAACCCAGTACAGTACACAAGAGGTTGCCAACCTGCAAGCCGGTACCGGACGTACCAGTCGGTCATGGCAGGAAGTCCTGAACACTAATGCCGGTAATCACCCTACAAGGTACAGTGTCCAGCAAAGTCTGTTCATTAACCTGAGTGCAAGTCTCGGCCTGTCCGGCAGTTACACTCAGCTCAGTGAACAAGCCCTACTCAACCGGGCATTCAGTGGCGGCGTTACCTTGGCTACTATACTGGGTGCAGCCGGCGGTGGCACTCCAAGTACCGCCGGACAGCCTATCGGGTTATTATTATTGATAACTAGAGCAACATAGAAATATGAATACTCAATTTCAAAAAGGGTGCATACCTTTCAATAAAGGAACAAAAGGAATTATGAAGCCTAATTCTGGTAGTTTTGTCAAAGGTCAAAAGTCATGGAACAAAATTGGTACAACCAAAATTTGTACAATTTGTTTTACAGAATACGCTGTTAGGGGTATAAAACGTCGTGAGACAAGTCTATATTGTTCCATGAAGTGTCGGGGAATTTCATTACAAGGGAAGCCCTCACCAATGAAGGGGCGTATTTCTAGTCCCGAAACCAGAGAAAAACAACGACAAGCCAAGTTAGGAATCAGAGGTAAGGATCATTGGAATTATAAGAATGGAAGCGGTTCTGAAAGACACAGAGACATGCAACGGGATGAATATAAGCAATGGCGTAAAGCGGTATTCGAAAGAGACAATTACACCTGTCAAACATGCAAAGCTACAGGAGTTTACTTACAGGCAGACCATATAAAACAATGGGCATTTTTCCCAGAATTGAGGTACGATCTTAACAATGGACGTACACTTTGTATTGATTGCCATGAGAAAACAGACAGTTTTCCAATACAACTAAGAAGGAGGATAGTAATTTGAGCGACAATATTTCAATCACAGCCGGTACGGGTACAGTCGTATCAACCGAGGAAGCAACAACCCTAAACGGTGCAACTGTCACAGCCCAGCAAGTCCAGCGGGTCATTACGGCTACTAGGACAGCCGACGGTACGGTCATCGACGGCGAAGCCATGGCAACCCGCCTTGACGCTGTAAACGACGCCGTGACTACCTACCCGTTCGGACACAGTGCAACCAATATTTCAACAGGTACGACGACTACTCCGATTACGACAGTCGTTAAGTCCGGCTCCGGTGTTCTAAGGGGTGTAGTTACTGGCGACATCGGCTCGTCTTGGCAAGCGACGCTGTACGACAATACGGCTGCTTCAGGAACTATCATCTCGGTACTCAAACCAACCAACGCTGGATTTATCGGTTTTGAAGTTGGCTTCACAACTGGCCTGACGATTGCCACGACTGGTACGGCTGCTGGTAACTTAACAGTAATTTGGAGATAATCCAGTGGCACGCAGTATAACCCTCAACAGCTACAGTACCGCAACCGGCCTCGTCACCTTCACGGTAGCCGGTTCAACGATTACTGCAATAAACCAGACATACAAACTAGCCCTACCAGTAGACAGCAAAGAAGCTTGCCTCAGCGCCATACGAGCGTACCTGCAAGCTTACGTCGCTGGCTTCCAAGCGAATGTTCGACTGGACGCTGGCACTGACGTCACGGCTGCTATGGGCGTTCCTCAAGCCGATACGGGGGCTTAGGTTATGCCACGACAGGTTGTACAGGACATGAAGGCGAGTCTGGCGTTAAATGGTACAGCTGATTACCTGACACTACCGATAACGCCGTCAACGACTGCTTTTTCTATTGGATTTTATATTCGTCGGGATTCATTCACGACAGGTGCTCGGATTGTAGATTGGCAAGATGGTGGTCCGGCAAATGGATTTAGAATTGAATTACAAGGAACGTCTAATAATTCAGTCTACCAAGTGCAGATATCAACAACAGGTACGTTGGTACCACCAGCTACACCTACGGGCAAATGGGATCACCTCGTCCTAGTCTACCAAGTTAATGATGCCCGTCTGTATCTCAACGGGGTGCTAGTCGCCAGTGATAATACAGTAACAATGACAGCAGCTACCCAAACGTTGACTATTTGTCGGCGTTCCAATGCCTCTGGTAACTTCTACAAAGGAGGTATTTCACAATTGGTTGTTTATAATGGTACAGCTTTGACAACCGCCGACGTAGTAAACCTTTACAGTAATGGAGTCATACCGTCTGGTGCTACCGGTATTTACAAACTTCAAGAAGGAGCCGGTACAACCGCCCTGGACAGTTCAGGCAATGCAAACAACGGCACCATAACCGGAGCCACCTTCTCCGCAGACACCCCCTCAACTGCCCGCAAACAAGTCGGCGGCAACCTCGTCCGTAATGGGGATATGGAGTACTCACCACCTTTTACGGCAGCAACTACGGCGAATTCTCGTTGGATAGATGGTACAGCCGCCGGTGGAGTTTTTTCAAGTAATATCATTGCACTACATGGGTGGGGTCTTATATCTGGTGCTAGTGCTCAGTTTGACAGTGGTGCTATGAAGCTAAGTATCGCATCCGGAGGAGTTGGAGAAGTATCAAATGTTGCTGCCAATATCGCCTCTCAAATACTGGCTCTTAATATGCAGCTTATGCCTAGCACAAGCTATACAGTACGTTGGCGTATGAAAACTAATTTTACTGGCGATTCCAATGATGGTGCAAGGTTGATTCTTACTGAGAATACTATAACTGGCAGTACCGCAGTTACGAACAGTGGTACTGCAGCTAAGGGAATAACCGATTGGACTTCGTACAGCATGACAGTTACGACAGGGGCGACAACTAGGTTTGGTCGAATTAGACTAGAATGTAGAGGAAATACAGGAGCACTTACTCTTGCTGGGGACGCCTGGTTCGACGACATAACCCTCACAGAAACCGTCCCAGTCGGCAGGGGAGCGGTGCAGGACTTTCGGGCGAGTCTGTTGTTGGCAGGTGTCCAAAACGTTGCGACGACAGCCCATAGTACAGACTTTGATTTAACAGGTGATTTCAGTATGGCAGCCTGGATAAAAAAGCCAGCTACACCAAACTCAGCACGTGGAGTATTTGCGAAAAGTACAGGTGCAACTGGCAATTACCGCTGGTCTGTTATACCGAATGGTATTCAATTTACGATATACGGAATAACTGACATTAACTTTACAAGTTCAATCGTACCGAATGACCAATGGGCTTTTATTTGTATTACACAAGCTGCTGGAACGTATAAGACATATCTCAACGGTACACTACAGGAAACCAAAACTGGATCTCAACCAACAGGAGTAGATGTACAAACAATATACGTCGGGCAAGGTCGAACGAATGAATTATGGGTCGGTAATCTTAGTAATGTCAGAGTCTGGAAAGGTACTGCTTTAAGTCCTACCGACATAGCAAGTATGTATACGACTGGCATTATTCCATCTGTTGCAACTCTTAAAGGTGAATGGAAACTAAATGAAGGAGCTGGCCTAACCGGCAACGATACGTCTGGTAATGCTCGACACTTAACACTTCTTTCAACCGGAGCAACCTATTCAGCAGACGTACCTTCTAAGAAACGTGGATTGATAAATGGAGACCAACCGTTAAATATCTTCCCGAATCCTGTTGTCTGGTTAAAAGCTGATAGCCTAGCGTTAGCTGACCTCGCACCAGTTGCTACTTGGACGGATAGTAGTGGAGCTGGTAATAATGCAACAGCAACCGGTACAGCCCAGCCGACGTATAGAACCAATATATTAAACGGTAAGCCGGTACTTCGGTTCAACGGTACGGCTAATGTGATGAATCTCCCGAATAACTTCACAACCCAGAACAGCGTGTTCATCGCCTATGCAAATGCTACAGGAACCGGCTCGATGATTTCACAAACTGGTAGCGGTAGTGCGTGGCTACAGCGTAATACAAGCATTTGGGCAAATGCCAACGCCACTAACTTTACGATAAACCCTAGTATCAATACCCGTAACTTATATGTTCAACAATTCGATTACATAAACAATCAGTTCCGAGTCAGAGTTAATGGGACGGACGCTGGTGGCACTAACGCTGTTATCGGTGGTGTTGGCACATTTCCATATGCTATCGGTGCGAGAGGTGGTAACAGTGAGTTCTTCAACGGTGATATAGCCGAAGTGATTATATTCGCCCGACTATTAACACAATCTGAGATATTAGATGTCGAGCGTTATTTAGCTTATAAGTATAATGTGACGGCTGCGTTTGGTGCCAGAGCCATAGCCTAAGTACATGAAACTCCGTAACATCCTCCTGATAACCGGTGTTCTGCTCGGCACGTACAGCCTGTATTTTTACGCTACCCACGACGGTATGGCGTTGAGTCAGGTTGTAGAAACCCACTTCACCCCATTTCATTAGTTAAAATAGGGATAGGACTCCACCCGGATTATCTATTTCTAACTTATATTTAATTTCAGCTTGTTGACGTGCTTTCACTGCATCATCGTAATTTCTAAATCGCTTGTTTAAAACAACTATTCGGTCTATGGTTAGCATTGCTTTCCAAGTATTTTTAGTGTTATCCCAATTTACTCCCGGATTTTTAACGTTATCACTTCTGTTTATTGCTTGCTGGTGAACGGTTGCCCAACGGCAATTACTCGGCTCGTATATACCGTTGTTATCAATACGATCGACACTGTGCTTTGGGCTAGGACGTGGTCCCATATCTTCTGCAAAATTTAAATAGCTATATCTCCAACGTTCACACATTGTTATTCCCTTAGCCCCATATCGGGCGTAAGCATGATGACTTTTAGTAAAACATCGTTGTTTGATTTTTGCCCATAAACGATATTCTTGTGTTTTACTCAATCCATGTACAATATTCATATAGTCTCCTATCTACTTTAAGCGGTGGTGGGAGACTTTTAAATTGTCTCTTAATTTCTATTATAACAGAGGTCGTTACAGTTAAACAGTGTTAATTTCTTTGTAGCCCTACTTCGACTTTTCCAGCCTGTCTCGTTCCCCAGCCTGTCTTAAACACTGTCAGATAAGCGTAATACTTAACGAACCGCATAACACAAAGCAACCATATCATGGCAATAGGAGCCGTCAGAAACGTTATAAACTGAGATACAACCGACTCATCTGACCGCCGTATAATCAGATACCGCAGAGACTGCACGTAAGCGATTATAACGGGTACTAACACCAGATACGGTAACAACTGCCGGTTATGAAAGATACCGCTGTAAATCAGGTATACGCTAGCCACGGCAGACAAGGCAAACTGTACCCACCGGAACAGGTGCAACCAGTAGATGTATGACGTTAAAGGAAAATACTTGAACCGCCACCATGTCCGTATAAAGCTACCTCTCATCCAGCGAATGTAGCGCCGGATGTGGTGACTGTACTTATTCGGTACGGCACTAAAGGCAATTGAGTTGGTTTGCTGTACGGTCTTACCATGGTTCAGGGCATATAAGGTCATTAAGGAGTCATCACTAAACCGGACTTCCCTACCGAAAAACGTTTCACTCATATAGCCTGACATATAGGTACGGATAGTATCACCTCTATAGAAGGCTAGTATGCCACTATTGACGGTGACACAGCCCATAGTCGATTGTGCCGAGCGTTCGACTAACTGCCAGATAGTCTCCCAGAGTCCAGTAAACCGGGTGAGCAGGTTCTCTGATACGTTGATAGGCAGACACAGGCCAGCAACCGACTGTATACGAGGATCGGCAAACGGTAGCAGACCGTTCCGGATAGCATCAGGGTCAAGTACCGTGTCACTGTCCAGTGTCAGATAGATGTCAGCATCCGGGTTATTGGCTATACCGACAGATTGAGCATGACGTTTGCCGCCGTTGTCTGTCCGTGTCCAACGGATTGATATATCTCGACGTTCCAGTAGTGCTACGAGCCACAGCCGGACAGGTTGGTAATTCTTAGTCGAACCGTCATCGACAACCTCTATATGATTCGGTAGTCTACTCTGTATCAGCAGGGAATTGATACAAGCCTTGAGGAGTGCCTCATCCTCGTTATAGGCAGGGATTAAGACAACGACACGTAACTTGTCCAGTTCACGTTCCTGTACTCTACTAGCCGTCTTCGGACGTTCCAGCAGTGCCAGTAGATTCGTCCAGGCGATAGTTGCAAATGACAGTATCCAGATAAGCCACAGACTATCCGGCCTTAGTGAGGGAATAGCTACCGTAGCGATATGCCGCATCAGCCAAGCGGCAATAGCAGCCAGTACCAGAACTAAAACAAAGACGATCCGGCCGTTACTTAACCGGGCAGATAACATCTATTCTCCGATGTTTTTATTCTTACGCCAGACGTAGCGGATAAGTAAGGCAGCACAGACAACGATGACGGCAATAGCCCCGACGGTTATCAGTTGTCCAGTCAATGTGCTGGCGAATAGAATACCACCGCCGGTTACTGGTAATACTTTAGGTTGGCCGTAGTCCAAGATAATTCCCCTTATCGTTAATTCCCTGTTATGTCCTGCATTATACACTACTTGGCATAAGCGGTATTTTAGGACTAAGACAATCGTTAGCTGTATGGTACTATAGTAGTAACTCAGCTTGTTTATGACTAAATTAGCTAGAGGGGTATAAGGGCTATAGAAAAGCCACTATTGCTAGTGGCCGCCTGTTTATGACTAGTCTTATTTTATCACCAGTCAGTACTTATGCAAATACATTTTTCAGTTTGAGAGTTATACGACCTCTCATTTACAACCAAGACGTATAGTGAGCAGACAAAAAACTAGGCTCTGACCGGCCGCCTGTCAACCTAGTCCCCCGCTTGCTCACTAACTGGATGACTGCCTGAGACTCACGGACTCAGTAGTAGCATCACTGGATAATCAAGCTTGCATAGACCATTCCTAGGACAACGGGGGAATAGAGGCGGCTCTATGGCTTAGACAACCATAAGAACTACAATGCTTATATTTATTTCCGTATCTGCTATACTTCTGATATACATGATTAATTCTAAATCAAGGACTTTGTAATATGGCAGGAAACAACATTGGAGCAAGAGTCAGTAATTTCATAGGATTCGACCCAACACCGGGATTCAACTTATCAAAACAGGCTAATGGTCAAGCTGGCACATACGGAGTTACGGCTACTGGTACGACTAATCTGTTTGGTAGACAGCAAGGACAGAGTTCAAATGATTACGTGAACGGCCTGACGCAGCGTGTCAATAATAGTGGACAGGTACCACAGTATCGTAATGATGCAAGTACAACTCAGCAGCAATCGGGTGCTTACACTGACGGCGGTGCCGCCCAAAGACAAGCCGACCTACGCCAGCAATACGGTGATCCCTCCCAGTACGACGCTGAAATCGGTCAGTACCAGAACCAGATAGGCGGACTCGGTGCCCAGCAACAAGTCGGTGAACAGAACGTCAATGACCAGTATAATAAAGCCGCCCAAGGCTATTATGACAACAAGGCTAGAGACGAAACCAGTTATAATCGTGATGTCCAACAGAACGTCCGTAGCTACACCAACAACCGTACCAAGACCATGAACTCTGTCCGTAGCAACGCCAACGCCCTGCAACGCTTACTTGGCATGAACGGAGCCGGTAACAGCAGTGCAGCCTTAGAGCAAGCACCGTACGCCGCTGGATTACAAGGCAGCCAAGACCTAGCTGGAGCACAAGAGACGTATGGTATGAACGGTCAGAGGCTTAGTGACGAATGGACAGATAGACAGAAGAAATACAAAGACGGCTTTGATGACTTAGAGAATCAGAAGTGGCAAGCCATGAACGGTGAGAAATCAAAGACCGCCCAAGCTAGAGCCGGACTACTAGACAAGATTGCTAACGCCAGTGTGAAACGTAACCTAGCCAACGGCCAGACAGGTGCACAAGCCCAAGCCGGACGCAACCAGTATCAGCCGGAGATTGAAAGCCTACTACAGCAGATTACCCAGCTAGGCCGTACCAATGCTAACCCTGTCCTGCAAGCTCAGGCAGTTGCTCCAAGGGACTTTACTCTCAGTGACTACGCCCAAGGTAGGCGGACGGCTATAGACAGCCCAGAACTAGCCGGTGGAGGGGAGATCAACCCGGTGTTCGCAAGTCTATTTAATAATCGACGAGACGAATACAATACACCACGTTTTAACTAGAAGGCTATACCTTAAGTGAATTTCTTAGAAAACCTTGCCCGTAAAGCCAGAGAACGTGCCAGTCAGGTATACGATCAAGCCAATATGCTCGACGGTGGCCGAACGTACCAGCAACGTACAGCAACCCGCCCACAGGCAAGTGCCGTACAGCAGATACAGAGAAGCGGTGTCAGTAATGCCGTTGGCGGTGTCGTTAAGCCGTTAGTCCGAAGCAGCATGGCATTGAACCAAGGTATCGGTAACGCTCAAGTCGGTGTCTATAACATGTTCGCCAAGAACAATAAGCCGATGCTAACCGGCCAGCAGTTCGCCGATGACAGTATCGGACGTAACGCTAACCGAGCTATTGATTATACCGGTACAAAACGTCAGATAACCGGTGACGTTATATCCAATGTCGCTAATGTCGGCTTCCCTGGAAGTAGTAAGTTAGTAACGAACGCTGCCAAGACTTTAGTACCACAAAAAGCTCCTCAAATTATACAGAACTTCGCCCCTAAGATTGCCGGTGGTGCCAGTGTCGGAGCCGTCTCAGGTGGTGTCGGTAACGTCGGAACGTACGTCGGCTCAAATGAACCATTGTCACTCAAAGGTGTTGCCAATGAAGCTAAGACCGGTGCTATGTACGGTGCTGCCTTTGGTGGAGCTTTACCAGTGGCTATTCCAGCTGCCCAACTAGCAGCTAAAGGCACTGTTAAAAGTGCTAAGTTCGCCGACAAACAAGTACGGACAGCTAACGACAATCAGGCAGCGGTCGCTAACTATGACATGAGTATCAAGCGTATAGAAAAACAGATAGCCGCTAAACAAAAGGGTATTGATAACACGACTAACTTCCGTGGTGTTGAAACCAACCGTCGTCACATCGATATGCTGGAAGCTGAGAAAGCTAACATGATAGCTAATAGGCCGAAGCTAAGTCTCAAGGACAAGGTACTAGCTCCGAATATCGGTCTGACAGTCGGTGGTCCGAACGCCCTGCAATACATGTATGCCAAGAAACAAGGCCGGGTCTTTGACGGAGTAGACGGCAAGCCACGGTTTGAGATAGATGATAGTGGGGCAAAGTTCAAGTCTCATGATCTTACTAATGGAAGTTTTGCTGGTGATATACTTGACCATCCAGAATTGTACAAAAACTATCCTGGCATGAAAGATGTGCCAATAGAAATTGACCGCAACTTAAAAGGTAACGCAGCACTTGATGATAGAACAGGAACATTAAAAATTAATCCACGACTTACTGAACAAATACAGAGCGCAAAAGCTGATCTGTCTAAAATAAAACGCAGCGATGTTGAAGTGCATTTGCGTTCTATTGGTTATACGCAGAAACAGATAAAAGCAGAAACAGGAAATTTGAGTCTTGAAGACCTTATCAAGAATTCACTTACTCAAGAAGAAATTAATAAATTAGCAAGATTAGAGAATCCGCAGCACCAGTTAAGACTTAAAGAGGATGCTAAAGGTACGCTATTACATGAGTTACAACATGAGATACAGTCTCGGGAACGGTTTACCGCTGGTGGTTCACCTAAAGATTCAAGTGGCAAAGCTATCGAACAGTACCGCAACCTAGCCGGAGAAGCCGAAGCCCGTGCCGTCCAAGCCCGTATGAACATGACTGATGGGGAGCGGTATGTGACGCCTAATGGAGATTCTTATTATCACGGCACAAACCAGAAGTATGACGATTTTGATTTAAGTAAGGCTAATGCAGGTGGTCTATATGGTAAGAGCGCATATCTTACCAAAGACCTTAATCGAGCGAAATCCTATGGAGATAATGTTAATAATCTTAAAGTTCCAAAGGATGCTAAATTGCTTACTCCGAAAGAGTTTGAAAAGCGAGTCAGCGCTCTAACCTCAACTGTTCCATATGGTGACCCTACTCTTGCTAGAACTAAGGCGATAGACCAGCTCATAAAAGAAGGCTGGGATGGTGTTCGTGAAGTTAATAAGCAAAACGGCGATACTGTAGCAATATTTAATCCTAAGAAGCTACTCAACGATAAACCCCAATCCACCTTCAACGACACCCTCTTTGCAGACGTACCCAAAAAAGACCTCATCATTAAAGGTAATACCCCTACCCTGTCCGGCGCTGAAACAGCATCTATCAAGCGTGAGATTGCTGAACTAGACCGGAAGATAGGTGCTTTCGGGGATGAGGGTGTATCAGGTAAAGAGGTTGGTGACTTCTGGCGTAAAGAACTTGGTGTTCGACCAGGTGACGATGACATGGTGAAGCTGGCTGAAAAAGCTGGCCCGTACCAACTACGAGATGTAAGCATTAAAGACTTAATACAAAGCGACCCATATTTAGCTAAAGAAGTACAAAATGGCAAGAGTATGACGAACGTGCTTACCAGTGACGCTTCTGGTAAGCCAGCGATTATTGATGAAAACGGTGTTTTAGATGGCTATCACCGTATAGCAGCAGAGTATAGAAATAACCCCAATGGCACAGTAAAAGCTTATATCAGTGATAAGAACACTCTTCCACCCCCAACCCTGCCAAACAAGCCCTCATAGACCGCCGTACACGCAGACAGGCAGAACTAGACGGCGGTAATGGTGTGGCTATGAGTATTGATAAGCGTACACCTAAGCCCACATCAGAAACACCATTATATAAATCAAATAGACTACACCAGGAAAAGCTAACCAAGAATAATCTCACACAAAACGAGTATGCCGGATTACATCAAGACGTAACTGATTTAGAGAACCTAGTATCACAACGTAAAACTGCGGCATTCCAAGCCTTAGACAATGCACCTAAGACCTCAGACGGGAAACTTACACCAGCTGGTCAGGTTCAAGTTAAAAGTGCAGCAGACATCTGGACTAAAGCTGCAAACGACCATTTAACAGCACTTAATAAAGTTCGCGTAATAGATGGTGAGATACCAATCGTTCTGTATAAGCCTGTCAACACTCCGCCAAAAATAGTACAAAACAAACCTGTACCATCCCCACCGAAGCCAGCCGTTACAGCCGCCCCCAAACCCCTCAAGCCTATCAACGTACCAGAGAAGAGTGTACCGGTTAAGAAACAGTTGCCAACAGTTAAACAGCCGAATGAATCAAAACTGAATACCAACCGACTCAATACATCTGATACCAACAAAGCACAACTCGACAAAGACACGACAGAGATTATCGGAAAGCTGAGTAACAAAGATGTTGAAACAGCTGCTAAGGGTGCTGGTATTGATACCAAGACACATACCATTGACCAGACAAAGAAGATTATTGCTCAACAACTCAACGTCCGTAAGGACGCTGTACGACTGTCTAACGAAGCCGAGACAGCTCGTAAAGCTGGTGACACGACGAAGACAGCTGAACTGATTAAACAGGCAGCAGAACAGGGCAGGGTATCACGTAGTCAAGGCACTGACATAGCTCGGCAGTTACAAGCTCGGAAGATTATCGCTAATGAACTCGATACGCCGCAGCACCGTATCTTTAGGTTACTAGACGAAGCCGGTATTAACCCGGATGTATACAGTAAACGACTCGCCGAAGTAGACTTTGCAAACAGCAAGCAAGTCGTCAAAGCCTACCGGGAACTCGTACCAGCTAAAGCGGTTGATTGGCTCGACACACTACGGTACAACTCTATGCTATCCAGCCCACTTACTCAGGCGGTTAACATCTTTGGTAATGCCCAGAACATCGCTATCGTCGCTCCTATAGAAAAGACTCTACGTGGCACGATAGACGCCGTTGGTGGACTATTCGGTAAAGAACGCCAGTATGCAGCTAGTGAGGGTACTGCCTACGCTGGTGGTGCCGCTAGGAACATCGTCAAAGCCTCTAATGAATTTGTTGATGCCCTCAGAGGCACTGGTAAATACTCCAACCCGGACTTTGAAGCCTTCAATATACCGCTTGCCCAAGGTGGTGTTAAGGGTGCAACATATAATACGTTATCGGCTCCGATGCGTGTGCTTGACGGCATGGATAAATTCTTCCGGGCTTTAGCTGACGGTGGTGAAGAGGCGGCACTGACTGCAAGGTCAAAGGCTGGTATTAAAATCAAAGGCAACCGTGAAGCTATCATAGAAGCGGAAAAAGATTACAGGGTATTCCAAACCGAACTGGGAACGCCTGGACAGGGTACTATTAACGACGCTTTCGATGAGTTTGCCAAGCTTGTTATGAAGGCTCGGGGTTCCAAGAATCCACTGATATCTCTACCTGCTAAGTTCACCGTACCGTTTGTAAAGACGGTTAACAACATTAACAAACAGGGCGTCGTTGATTACTCGCCAATCGGTTTTCTTAACCTCAAAGGTAATGCTGATAAGACGACGGCTATTACCCGGGCGATTATGGGTAGTGCCGTATTCGGATCGAGTGCAGCGTTGATAGCTCAAGGTCAGATGACATGGGCTGAACCTCGCAATGCTGACGAACGTGCTCGTTTCAGAGCTGAAGGCAGGCAGCCGTATGCCGTAAAGTTTGGTGACAAATGGGTGAACTTCTCCAAGATGACACCAAGTATCGCTTTCCCTATGGCTATGACAGCAGCATTACATGATGCCCTTGAGAACGGTAAGACAGACCAGAGTACCGTTGATAAGGTCATTGAATCAGTTGCTAAAGTTGGTAACTTTTATTCAGACCAGTCCTATGCTAAGGGAATCGGTGACACTCTGGCAGCTATTGGCGGAGACACGGAAGCAATTGCACAGGCAGGCTCGAATAACATCCAGCAGGTCGTACCGTTTCGAGCTCTGAGTGGTTGGATAGCCCGTATCACTGACGACACTGAACGAAAGGTTGATACGACTGCCGGATACTTTGACCAGCAGGTACAGGCCTTGATGCAACAGTACCCAGGACTACGTCAGAAAACCAATACTCGTGACTATAAAGGCCTGCCGATTGCAGCTAACAATCAAGTATTCAACGGCATTTCACCTGTCCGAATTACCAAAGACAGAGGCGTTAATCCTGTTGATAAAGCACTGGATGATTCTAAGAAGTATGAAGAAGAGACGGCTACAGCTGGACTTAGTAAGTCAGACCAAGCAGAACTCAAGAAGCTAAAACAAGCTCAAGTAAGTGCCGGACAAAAGAATCTTATAGCCACTGAAGACTTCGCCGCTATGACACCAGAACAGCGAACTAAGGCACTGAACAAAGTCAGTAACAGCGTCGGCCGTGACGTCACTACTGAGTATAAGAACTCAAAAGGTATTACAACGACCAAGAGTTCCGGCTCTAAATCAGAAGTAAACGACAAGACCTCCGACTACACCAAAAAAGTCCTAAACGAATACAACACCCTCGATGCTGAAACCAAGAAGTCCAAAGCCTACAAAGAAAACAGCTATGACTTCAAGGTAGCTCAGGCCAAGTACGACAATGACAAAGTGTCCGGCAAGCTCAGTACCGTACAGGATATCAACCGTAAACAGGCCGTCGAGAAGGCCAAAGTTGGCAAGGACTATAGCAAGGACATCCGGGAAGCCTACAGCGGCCTGACAAGCTCCGAAGTCTACGCCTACGCCAGCACCGATCCAGACGGCAACCGTATCGTCGAGAAGCTACTAGAATACGGCGATAAGCTAGCCGAAGCCACTGGTGAAAAGAACAAGTTTAGAAACAAGAACGGCAGTGTCAATATTGCCGCCAAGTCATCCGGTGGCAGTGGTAGTAGAGGCGGCAAAGCTAAGAAACAACTCCCCTACAAGAACGCCACCAACGTTTCCAGTCGGATAGCCTTAAGCAGAAAGCTAAAAACTGCTACAATAAGGGCTAAGTCGATTGGCGGTCGTAAAAGACAACTAGCCGTTAAAACCTACAAAGCCCCTAAGTTATATAGGAAAGTAGCTTAATATGAGTACCACTCCACGAAACGCCGATTATGTGATTACTAAGGCCTACTTAAGTTTCAAAGGTAAAGCTATACCACCAGCCAGCAGCACGACCAAGTACGCCCAGTTACTCGGTACGCTCGATACCGTACAACAGGAATGGTCAACCGAACCGGACGTCGAATGGGATAGCTTATATGCTGATGTCAATATAGGCGTTATTACTGCCACTGACACATACGACCTCGACGACACCATAGACTACATCAGCAAACGTGACGGTGATTACATCACGCTTGATAAGACAGTCAACGGCGAAGTAAATAAGGTAAACGTACTACTAGTCAGCCCTGCTCAGCTACACGGCTACAGAGAACAACTAGCCTGTGCTCAAGTCGGACGGACACTAAAGTTCAGCAAACCGTTCAAATCTACTGATGCCTACTTAGGTTACAGCATCGTCATACCAAGCCGTCTAGTTGTAGAGGACATCACCAAAGGAACTGACATCGTGCAGTGTGACAACCCGCTGTTCCTAGCCGACATGTTAGCGGCTGAAGTAGCAAGGAACGACGTTACTAAGTCCGGCCAGTATGACAACCTACTAGCTAAAGCCGGAGAGAAAATGACGAAAATGAAACAGCAAAATGGTGGCCAGAGTGAACAGATACCGAGATACTCCTTAAGCGGTGTCGGAGATACCTACTAGTATGATCGGACAAACTGCTCGAAGGCAACGGGCGTCACCACAGCCAAAGATAGGCTACACCAAGGTAGACAAATGGCCGAAAGGTTTATTTAGCCGGTTTGACGCTGATAGAGTACCTCTCGACGGTCTATTAGTTGGCGAGAACGTCATCCTCGAACAGGACGGTACGATTAGTCCACGCCCAGGCCTGAAGCTGTACGGTATTCAGCCGAGTGGTATAGTCCTTGGACAGATATACGAGTTCGTTTATATGAACGGTACATTGCCGGAAACATGGCTCGTCTGTATGCAGAATATTGGCAGTATCGGCTACGTGACTGTGAATAAGAACGGTGGAGCTTGGCAGACATTAACTGGTAAGACGTATAGTGCCACAGCCAAAGCCCACTTTGAGCAGGTATTCGGTAAGATACTGGTCAGTAACGGCGCCGATAATTTAAGCTTCGTCGATATCCAGCCACTAACAATTACACCGTTCACGGCTCTAGCTCAACCGACTGCTGCCCCAACAGTTACCGTACCAACGGTTGCCGGTTTCAATGGTGCTAATATTACCTATAGGTATCGTTACACCTATTCCAACCAAGGTGAAACGGCAGGCAGTCCGGCAGCTACGAACGGCACTACTAATAAGCTCCGTGAACAGTGGAATGGTACGACTGAGTTTATGACTGTTGAAGGTACCGGCGTACCAGTTGGCACACAGCGGGTAAACATCTATGTCGGCACTGAGGCAGGTAACGAGTTTTACCTCGACACTGTTGCTATTACCGGCGGAGCTACGACTTTCAAATACACTGATACCGGTACGATAGCTGAGAACCCTAACCGGATAGTACCAGTCGGCGATAGTACCAGTGGTCCGAAAGTGACACGGATAACCAACGTCAAAGGTCAAGTCTACATGGTCGGCGACACTGAGAATCCGAGCCGTATCTGGTTCGGTGGAGCTGGTACCTATAGCCTTGATTTCTCTAGCTATAACGGTGGTGGCTGGGTAGAACCGAACAAGGGCGGCAAAGACTTCCCTGTAGTTGTGAAGCCATTCCGTGACGGTAAAGGTACGCCGATGGCCGTTTGTTTCTCTAAGGGTACTAACGGAGCCGGTAAACGCTACCTGCTATCTCCTCTGACTACCACGCTTGGTACGACAACTATCTCCTACATGTCAGTACAGGAAGATAACGGACAGGACGGTACTGACTCCCCTGACGGTGTGGTGATGACCAATGACGGTGCTTGGTATCCAAGTCGGGAAAGCTTTAAGACCAGTAATACCAAAGCCAATATTCAGAACATCGTCAGTACATCCGGCATCACCGATAACATAGGTGATGTCGTCAATGCCTTGTCTTCTAAGTCGATGGACTCCTGTGTCGGACTTGTCAATGACCAGCGTATCTACTGGGCGGTACCATTTCAGTCCAGTACCAATAACCAGATATGGATACTTGACCTGAGACAAAACGGTGCCTGGATGCGGCCGTGGTACATAAATGCCGACTGGATGTTGCTCTACGCTGATAACGCTGATGGTACGACCAAGACACTGATACTCCGTAACAATAAGATATACCAGTTAGATAGCACCTCGGCTACCAATGACGACGGCGTAGCCTTTGCAACCAACATCAACTCCGGTCATATTAGAGTCGGTGAGAACGGCCAAAGTGCTAATGTCCGGTACGTCAAGTTTATATTTCTGAGACCCCAAGGTGAGATCAACATTAGTGTGACAGCCAATACTGAAGACGGCTCACAGACCTTTAGTGAAAGCCTGAATGATACGACCCTGCAATCAGTCGGGGCGCTCGGAGCTTACGGCCTCGGCATGATCGGACTCGGCAACCTCTGGCCGGTTGCTGGTGGCTTAACGGTTGCCTCAGCCCGATCAAGAGTCAGTAAGACCATCGAGATAGATGAGGAATGTGATTACTACAGCTGGTCAGTTGGTTCGACGGCTTCCGGTGTATCGTACCAGTTAGCTGAAGTACTGGACTCAAAAGTAGCTGTAGGTTATTCCGAGGGAGACAACTAACTATAAGCACTGTGCTAGAATAAAGGAAAAGAGGATAAAAATTTGGCTATTTCTGACAAGTTAACAAGAGCAACAGACTCAAGTACCGGTAGACCGGTCATCGCTAAACTAGCCAGTGGCAAGGCTGTCGGTGCTGCTACGGCGTCGCTGACTGTTGCTACCAACTGGACAACTGTCACTCCTATCTACGGAGCTATGTACCTGCTGACGGCTGCCGGAGTCAAAGACCCGACGACTCAAATAGACTGGAAAGCTGTACTCACAGGTACGACACTCAACAACTTCACGATTACCGGCGGTACGGATCGGGCATACACCACAGACGCCTACGTCGAGATTACAATTACTGCTGCTCAGTTAAAAGACCAGTACGACATGCTGACACTGCAACACGCCGTTGACGGTAAACATGCCAATACAATTACCACCGATACCGTCAACGAAAACACAACAAACAACGGTGTCACAATCGACGGCCTGAGCATCAAGGACGGTAAGGTTGTAACTGGTGCTTCTTTGTCGCCGGTATTTACGGTAAATCCTTACAAGTTCAGTGTCTGGGGTAGCACTACGACGATTATTGCCGCTGGAATCGGTGGTTCTTATGGAGCGTTTACGAAGATATCATACCAGACCGAGCTATTTGATACTGGTTCAAACTTTGATTCTACGACGAATTATAGATTTACAGCTCCAGTTGCCGGATTTTATCAGTTTCTAGGTCAAGTTGAACTGAATGTTGCTAACGGCGTCGTGGTTCAGG